GTTGTAGTTTTTCCCTCGGGAAAATGGATCAAGAAACATCTCCTTTTGGGGAACTTGTTTGACTTCTGCATCTTTATGCTCACGACCAAACTCATCAAACTCACCACTAGCACTTATGCTTAGTTCTGCTATGGCTACACCCTCTAAAGAGAGTTCATCATCAAGAGCTTCTACTTCCCTCTCGTAGTCACTTACTTGAGTGATGGCTTTTATGATGGAGTTGAGCATATCGGCAGTAGATTTGTCCGCTTGTTGTCTTCCAAAGAGTCTTATATCTATCTCTCTCTCTTTTTTGTAGCCAAGTATGGAGTTGTTATGCTTTGCTATCTGATTTTCATACTGCTCTGGTTGACCACGGTTAGCGAGTACTGCTTTTATGAACTCATCCAGCTGTTCTCCATTTCTATAGTCACGAGCTTTTTTGCTAAAAGCTTTTGTATCTTTAAAATGACGAGCGGACTCTCTTAGCCAGTCAGTGAGGAGGATAGTATCTTCAAACATAGATACTCTATACTGTTACAGTTGTATCATCAACTATTTCATTGCCTAGAGCATCATACTTCTTCTTTTTTTTCTTAATATTAAAATCAGAAATTGAAAAAGCATCATCAAGATTAGCTTGTGCTTTATTCTCTTTTTCTATTGCTCTAGCATCAAGAGCTTTTTTATATGCCATATCATTTTCTATAAGCTTGTTTCTTTTTTTATCTGTTTGATACTGTCCCCAAGCAGATGCTAAAGAACCACCTAGCTGTAATGCTGCTGTTTTATAATCCATAATTAAACCCTTTGATATTTTGATTTTACACTTCTAACTTTTAGTGAGTTTTTTGAATCTATCTTGAATAGCTCTTTGTCATATAGTTTTGAGTAATGTGTATTTAGATTTCTATCTTTTGTGTTACGAGTTGGTTTCTCGTGAATCTCACTCATAAGCAGGTATCTTAAAGCCTTGTAGTACTCAACAGGTAGTTCTATCTCACAGTTTAGAGTCTTTAACTCTTTTTGATACTTGTAAACGAGAATAGCACTAGCACTTTTAGTTGGCATACTCATATGCATAACATCTTCGTTAAACACATAACTATTAAGTGGCTCAGTAGTGTAAAACTGCTCATAACCTACATATTTGAACTTCTTTTTATCTACAAAGAGAGAGATAGGCTTCACAGGTCTAAAATCAAAATAATATTCATCTTTACCCTCTGTTATCGCTAAGGTTTGTTTAGTGATAAAAAAGGGTAAATCGACCTGCAAAGATATATAGCTTCTTTGCAGTTTTACAAACAACTCCAAATCTTTCCACTGCTCAGTCTTCTCTTGTAAGTCTGCACGAGCTTGGGTTATAAAGTCGATTGCTTTCATGCTTATTTTCCTTGAAGTTGTTTTATAAGTTCTACATTTTTAGCGAATAGCTCATTGTTATGTTTCTCAAATGCTTCAAGCTTCTCTTTTAGAGTAGCTATCTCATCAACAATTTTCACATCAGCCTTAACAAACTCAATATCTTCAACAACCACAAACTCACCAAAGCCTTTATTTACAAGGTTAAAAGAGGTTCTCTTATCTACGATGACAATATCACCTTTTTTCAGAGTAGGCTTCGGTCTAGCTAAGGAGGCTGTAAACTCCTTAGACTTATAACCGACATACTTGATTGCTGCTTGTGGTGAAAAATGTACTTTAGCCATGCCTTAAACCCTAGTATTCTTGTTTAGAAACAGGAAGTTTCGCGTAAGAAACAGTAACTGTAGCTTCACCAGTTGCACTAGCAGTACCGACAATATCTACGACAATTGCAATAGAACCAGTAGCAGTAAATTGACGATTGTTAAATCCTATGCCCTTTTGACTTGATATAGTAGTTTGTGGCACAAAGCGAGTTAGATCACCCTCTATTCCTACACTAATTTTGTTGTCAGTATTTGCAAATCCAATATCTACAGTAATGTTTACATCAACTATGCGAAACCCCTCAGGGATTCCCATAAAGTCTATAGTTGTACCTACATCTGCACCTTTAAAAACATGGACAACAGTACCGTTGTCTCTAATCTCACGATTTTTTCTTTTTACTTCAATAGCCATCTGTTACTCCTTATATACCAGTTGATGCTACAACTGCGATAACACCATAATCTTTACCATCAAAGATACTATCTTCAAGGATTCCATCGTTAGAACTTGCTGAAAACTTAGTTTTCGCCATACCAAACACTCTGTCAACTGCTGCAACCATTCTACGAACATCATCTTTAGCGGCATAGTCATAATAACTCACACCCATATCGACAACGATTTGAGCCGCACCAGCACCTAAGAAAAGGTTGATTTCAGTCTCTTGATTAGATGCACCAGCATAGATAGAGAGGTCAGACTTTTTAACACTTCCAAAACCTTTGAACTTCGACTTACTTGTTAAGATACCAGAGTTTCTTGCTGTATCTGTTTTAGCAGGAAGTAGTAAAACACCATCCCAGAAACCAAGAGCACCTGTAAAAATAGGATTTGTTTTGCCTCTTTCAACAGCATCTTTACGAGCTTGTGCCCAGTTAGGGTCAGTCTTAATGTTACGAGCCGAGTTTGTACCAACAAGCATGATGTAGTACTCAACATCTTCATAGTAACCAAGATTCTCGTTTGTAGATGTATGGATAGGAACAAGTGGGGGGACACCATTTCCAGCAGCATCAACACCCATCTCAGCTCTTCTTTTTGCCTCTTCAACATCAGAAGTTGTTAAAACATCAGCTTTAACAATGTTGCCAGTACCCACATCACCATGATGACCACAAGCTAAAATGTTAGTGCAATCAGCACTCATTAAGTGAAAGAAAGTTCTATCAAATTTTCTAGTTTCCCAGTTAGTTAGGGCAGCTTTTGCCTTAGACTTAAAGTTATCAGAAGTTCTTTGAGTCACTACATTTCCAGTAGATGGAACAGTATGCTGATAAGAATCAACTTTGATAAACTGCTTGATCTCTTTAAGCTCTTCACTACTTGCGTCCAAAGTCACGTTTCCAGTTGCACCAGACTCTACTAGCTCATCAGCAAGAGCAATAGAGATTATGTTACCTTGTTCACAAGTCTTTGAATGCGACTTGATGATAGAAGTCATATCGTTTGTACTTCTCGCTATAAAAGGCTTGATTTTACTCTTCGCCATTGCCTGTCTTGTTATCTCTTTTGAATAACCTACTTTTGTATAAGCATCAGATAAAAAATCCGCAGCTGACATTCCGTTAAATACACTCATTTGTATTTCCTTTGTTTTAGTTTTTATGTCGTTGAAACATTTTTTTACTCTTGCCACTACCCTAAGGTAGATAACACATCTTAAAGAGCGACATATATAGGGGTAAAGGCTCTCTTTAAAAATGCTACCTAACTTAAAGTAGGGGCAAACCTACTTTTTTTAACTCATAAATCCGAGTGCTTTTTGCATATCACCATCTGCTATTGCATCAAGTGAATCGCCTATGTTCTTGTTTGCTTTGATTAGGTCTTGAACATCTTTTAATCTCTCTTTATCTCCAAAGATTTTAATCACTCTTTTGACTGCTTTTAAATCATCTTTGATTTCCCACTCTTCTCTTTTTGTTACAGATTTTACATCGTTTTCTAGCATCTTGTTTCCTTGGTTTTTTTAAAGCCCTAAAGCTTCTTGAATTTTATCATCCTCGCTCTGGAGTGACTCTTCAATATCGTTATTTTTTAGTGGTTGTTTACGAGAATTATTAACATTTGGTATATTTGGTGGTGTTTGAGTTTCAATATTTGCTGGATTGCTTTGAAGAAACTTATTATAAGCATTTTCATAAACATCAGCATAAGATTTAGAATCATCATATATCTTCTGCTGTTGAGCTTTAGAGAGGTCATTTTCAAAAAATGCTAAAACATCTTCATGATTGTAAGAAGGATATTTAGCTATAACTTCTGTTATAGCACTCTGTCTCTCATAGATAGACTCTTTCTCTTTTTTCTCATCTTTGAGTTTTAAGATTTCATCTGCACTTGAGTTTTGTGTCTCATACTCTTGCACTTTAGTATTTATGAGTTTCATATAGGCAGGTCTATCACTATGTTCAAGTGCCTGTTCCTCTTCTGTTAAATGCTCATCAATGTTATCGTAGAACTTATCAACATCAACACTCTTAGCTTCTAAAGACTCTATCTGTAGGTCTATTTTTGCTATATCTTTTGTGATGAGGACTTGCTCATCTGTAACTACTGTTGTGTTTGGTGTTGCAGTTGCAGTAACATTTTCTTCTTTTTTGTCATCTGCTGGAGGAGTGCTAGATGGTTTTTCTTCTTTTGTGTCTACGGGAGTCTCTTTACCAAGACCTAACATATCTTCAAGCTGTTCCACAACACCCTCTTTTTTTTCATTTCCCATTTTGTGTCCTTTATCTTTATTATTGTATTGTAGTTTGGAAAAATGCTTTAAGTGGTATGTAGATTTATAAGGTTTAGGTATTTTAGCTAGAGAACAGAGAAATTTTCATCTCCAGCCATAGGACCAAACATAGAAGATACGGATGGATTTACAAACCTTTGCACTAAATCAGAAGTGGAGTTTGTGTCTTTTAGACCTAAAAAATGGACAGTGTTGAGATTACCAGTGACATTAAACATCACACCACCAGCACGAGGAGCATCATATAAATCTCCACCAGCCATCCATCTGTTAACTTCGCCAGTAGTATTTAAAATAAAATATTCTTTTGGATCAGGTGCAATAGTATTTGAAAAGTTGAGTGGAAATGGTGGTGGTGGTGTAACTATCCATTGTGGTGTATCTATCTTCCACTCTCCACTCTCAGCATTCATATCATCTCTAATCTGTTTTAGCTTGGTTTGAAACTCTTTGTTGTCGTAAAGTGCCTTTTCATAATTAAATCTTTCATATAGTTTTTCCAACTCAGAACTTGCATCTGTAATAAAATCTGAATTGTCAGTATTTGTAATTCTATTATAATCTCTAGAATGAGCATCTTCAAATCTTGCAGTATTAATATGTTTTTCAGTGTCGGAAATATCCTTTGCTAAATTATTTATAGAAGATGTGTCACCAAATTTATCTATATCATAATTATTAGTTGTCTCTTCTAAAAACAAGTCCATATTTTCATTAAAACTTATTGAATTATTATTTGATGCAGTATTTAATAAATCTTTTTGAGTATCAAAAATACTCTTTTCAAAGTCTATATATGCTGTATTCACTCCATATGTTAGTTGATAATGGTCTTGAGAATTAGTAATTCTTCCTCTAACAAAATCAAAAGTTGTCCATTTCTTTCCACCAACTATCACAATCTCTTTATATGGATTTTCCATATTGATATTAGAACTTGTAAAGCTGTCTGCTGTGAAAGTATTAGTTCCAGAATGGTCATAATTATTTCGATCAAATTCAGCTCTTTGAGCTGCTTTTGCATAATAGTCGGCTGCATAGCCACTAAAGGAATTGCCATCAGTAGTTATACTTGTATTACCATTAGCTCCTCCGTTATATGTTAAATCGCTCATAGTTACAGCTTCACTATATCAGTAGCGATAACTCTTGGATAGATCACTTCAATAGAAGCATCGTTAAGACTCTTAACTAGTGCAAAGAAGGTAGCCCACATGTCACTACTAATAACAAGACCACCTGCCCCCATAGTCCCAATCATATCAGCATAGCTATCTAATGCTTTTATTTGATTGTTAAACTCTACCGAACGACCTAGCTCGGTTGTCTGTTCTGATACAAAGAGGGTATCTT